CTTCAACTACATCTTTTCGCTGCTTGGTTCGTGCGGCGTAACTGGTCACATGGTGGACCATCCGACGATTGGCCTGACGGCGGATCTTGAGGTGGTGCATCCCAAGGAACTGCTGCCTTTCCCGAGTCTGGGACAGGATCACACGAAGGCACGTGGCGTCATCCGCCAGCGCGTTGTCACCATGGGTTTCCTTCAGGAGAGGTACGGCAAGCGTTTCCTCGAGAAGGAAAAGATGAAGATGGACGCGTGGAGCTGGGAGTACGGCCACGACATGGAAGAGCCGGCCGACGCGCCCGGAAACGGGTACGTCCTCAACAGTGCTGCATCCGGCGCACTGAACGGGATCCCCGGCGACAACGAGATGGAAGTCGTGAAGGTGCGCGAGCTTTGGCTCGACGGCCCCCGCGGTACTTGCAGCCGTTACGTGGTGTCCAGCGGCAACGTAATCATTGAGGATCGCGATCTTAGCGATGTGGAGACGTACTGCCCCATCGGGTTTGCTCGGTTTATGGACAACGGCACGTTCCACGGAGCGGGCCTGTTTGACCTGATGTTTGGCATCGTGCGCGAGATGGAACGGTTGCTTAAGAGCCTGTTCAACAACATCCGCGACATCGACAAGTACGGCGTTCTGGTCATGCCGCAGGGCACGATCAACGAACGGGCCGTGCTGCGCGACATCGGCAAGGGCCTGCGGTACATGAGTTACAGCCGCGATGCGCTGCTTGGCGATGACTTCAAGCCGATGGTCATCCAGCCTTACAACGCCGGTGACGTGCCGGGCAAGGTTGCGCAGTTTGCGAAGGGCATCGTGGACAGCCTGAGCCCGGTGCAGGATCTGCTGGCGGAGAAGGGTCGCGTGGACAGCGCAAGCGGTCTGCAGTTCCTTGACGAGCAGATCAGCAAGGCAATGACCAACCCCACCAGCGGTGTGCAGGCTGCGTTCGGCGGCATGTACAAGAGCCTGGTGCAGAAGGCAACGAAGGAAATGCTGGTCAGCGACCGCGCCCTGCCGGTCAACAAGTTGACGCTGGACCTGGCCGGTGCGGTGATTGATCCCGAAAACGGAACGGTCAGTTTCAAGAAGAACCCGATTCCGAACTTCAGCCAGATCAGCTTTACGGTCAAGGACACCAGCCCCCGCAGCGAAGTGGTGCGGAAGCAGGAGGCAATGGGTCTGCTGCAGGCAAAGGTCACGGACCCCGAAGCGCTCAAGTTGTTTGCGCTCAAGGAGGGTCTTGACTTTGCGATGTGGATGGAAGAGGAAAAGAGCGCGTACGAAAGCATCATCCGCAACACGCTGCTGCTGTATGGCGATGGCCAGCAGACCCAGCAGATCGTTGTGACGCCGCACACGGCGCGACCCGACCTGCAGCTCAGGGTGCTGAGCGCGTTCATGTCCAACCCGATCATGTCCTTGGCGAGTCCTGCGGTGCAGGATGCGTTCAAGGCTTACCGTGAGTCCCTGATCTCGTTCATGGGACAGTCCCTACCCGCAATGGTCCCGAACCCAGACGACGTCGCACTCGTCAATCCCGGCATGATGCAGGGTGGGCAAGGGCCCGGAGCACAACCACCTCAAGGAGCAATGAATGGCTGACGAAAACAACGATGAACTGGACATGGATACCGAACTCGAACTGGAAGACGGTTCGGTTGTGAAGTTGGGCGAGCTGATGCAGCAGGCCCAGCAGGCTCGGCAGCTCGAAAGCCGGGTTCAGGACCTGACCCGTTTCCAGCAGAACGCGACCAAGCTGATGCGCGGCGAAAGCCCAGACGTGCAGGCGGCATACGAAGTGCTGCGTGGCGCTGGGTTCAACGACGAGGAAGCGCGTCAGTATGCGCAGGAGTACGTGGATGGCGAGTCTGGCGGACAGGAGGCCGAAGTGGGCGAAGACGAACAGATTGAGCGGATGCTGAAGCAGTCCACGCGTGCAGCCGAAGAGCGTGCTGAGGCTGCTCTGCGGGAGACGCGGGACATGCGCCTGCGCATGCTGAAGACGGAAATGGACAAGAACGTCGTTTCTGCCATTGACCGCAATCCGGAGATCGTTAAGATGTTGGAAACGCTCGATAAGACCCGTGGCCGCGAACACGCGGCGGGTGCCTGGCGAGCTCTGCAGGACCAGGTCCGTGAGGCCACCCTCAAGAACCTCTACTCCCGGCGTGATGCCGAGGGCGGACGGTTCAGCGAGGACTGGGTTGCGGACGAAGCAGCGAAGGCTGCTAAGGCAATTGCAGGAAATTATCGCACGGTAATCGGCGACATCGACGGCCTCGGCCGGTCGCCGGAAACAGAGGGCGAGCTCGAGTTCCTGAAGTCCAAGCCAGAAGTCAAGGCCCCCGAATTCCAAAAGGGCATGGACCGAGGCATGGTCGACAAGAACATCCGAGACTTCAACGTGGACGCGCTTTCCCGCGCAGCTGCTGACACTGCGGCTGGTGGGGAAACGAAGGTCTGATCCATCGCCTTTAACCGGTCTGTGACCGGAGACAAATACCGTGCCTTTTGCACCTACCTACTCTCTCTTCAATGCGCAGTCGCTGCGCATCCAGGAGATCCTCAACAAGAACGTTGAGGTCTTCCTCCCGGCTCTCGACCCCGCTTGGCGTGACACGACCGTGTCCAGCCAGGGCGTGGGCCAGGCGAGCCTCATCGGTCGTGACATGAAGATCCTCAAGATCTACATGGGCTCGATGGCTGGCGTCCTTGAAATGGCTGACGGCCGCAACAACTTCGTTCTGTACGGTGACAACACCGTAACGAACGTGGCTGACAAGATGCAGGTCCAGAGCCTGACCAACACGTGGCCGGACGCCACCGAAGGCGCTATGGCTCAGCCGTACCGTCTCGGCATCGGCATGAAGGCCATGGTTTCTAACCTGCTTGTCACCCTCGGTGAGATGCAGGCGGAAGCCACTCCGGCTTTCATCGGCGAGATTCTTGCGCCGAAGCTTGAGGGTCATGCGCGCCTGATTGCTCACACCCTGTGCAACTACTGGTACATCAGCGACAACACCAACTACTCGCTTGGTGCACTTGCTGGTTACTCCACTAGCGGCCTTGGTGCAAGCGGCTCGACGTTCTCGTTCTCGTTCACGCCGTCTCTGCTGAACACGGATCGTTACGCCGTGGGCCAGCGCGTGGACGTGTATGACTCGACCGGCGCCACTCGTCGCAACGAAGTCAACGGCAATCGCACGAATGCTTTCGTGAGCCGCGTTGACGAAGTTCGCAACATCGTGGTCATTACCTACACCGGTCAGTCTGTTGCCAACTCGACTGGCAACACCGATATTGTGACTCTTGCCAACAGCAAGGGTTACGGCATCGCGGGCATCAACAGCTGGCTCAAGGCGACCGGCAACCTCCTGGGCAACGACTACGATTCGGCTAACGCCATCGACGTCGACAAGCACCCGGAGTTCAAGTCGTTCTTCAAGGGCAGCGTCGGTACTCTGACGGAGCACAAGCTCCGCCAGTACCTGCGTGGCTTCCACCGTGCGAAGGAGAAGTACGGCCAGTACATCGACACGCTCATTGCGAGCGACGGTGTGTGGCTGAACTACGAAGCGCAGAAGATCGGCCAGTACCAGCTGGACCGCACTTCCAAGCTCTCCAGCCTCACGAACGAAGGCTCGCAGGAAGGGTTCAAGTTCACCTTTGACGGTCGCACTTACACGGGCTACACCTCGAACTACATCGAGGCTGGCAACGTGTACGGCATCCGCAAGGGTGGCGCGAACTGGAAGAAGTACGTCCCGCCGAGCCCGAAGGGCACTCAGAAGTTTGATAAGGCGGAAGCGTTCATTCCCTTCGAGTTTGTGGCTCCCGCCCTTGGTTACTCTACGATCAAGGTGCCGATCACCCGTACCAATGGTACGGGCAGCGGTAACAGCCTCCTGACGGAAGGCGCTCAGATGCCGGGCATGCTGCGTATGCAGCTTGTTCCGGATCAGCCGGCCGGCATGAAGCTCACCGGAGTCACCTACGACAAGGTGTACGGAGACGCCTCCTAAGCCAAAGGCTCAGGCAGCGCAAGAAAAGGGGTGTGTCCTTCGGGGCACACCCCTTGTCTTTGGTAAACTAGTGGCATGGCTATCGCCCGAAT